CCAATGTCCTAGTGGGGATCCCATACGTTTCCACATTGTGCCCTTCCCGCGTTGCAATCGACCTGCAAGACGGGTCTAGCCAGGGGCGCAAACAAAGCATTAACAAAGCAAGCGTCAAGCTATACCAAAGTTTTGGAGGCCAATTGTCGGTGGATGGAACAAACTACGTTCCCATTGCAACCCGATCGCCCAATGATTTGTTAGGATCCGCCCCATCGGTCATCAATGGTTGGCAACGTGTATACGTTATTTCAGATCCTGACGATGTTGCTGATATTTACATCCAACAAACTGAGCCGGTTCCACTCACAATCGCTGGGATTGCAGTAGAGTGGGACGCAAGCGAAAATTACTAGTAGCGGGGTGCGGTTGAATTTTTTGGTCCGTAAGTCATTTCTTGGACTGAATCGTTATTCATATTTCCAATTATTTCAGCATTGCGTCGCTCTGCTTGCAAATTTGCCTCACGGCGATCTATGTCATCCCGAAAATCACGTTCTTTTTGGGCCGCTATATTTTGTTCGCGTTGGCGCATGTCTGCTTCCGAATCTTGAACCATATTTGCGCGAGTTTGCAAAACCGGCAAAAACAACAGAATTACAGCAAGGGATGTTTTCATATCTTAAAAATCGGTTAACGCCATAAGATGTCAATGCGTTCTTTTTCCGACTTGACCTAACTTTAGTTATATTATATGGCTATCGTGATGTTATCTATTCCTCCTGACACGTTTCTTGCAGACGCTTCTCATCAGAAGAAGATGGACATCTTTGAGGGTGAAATGGCAAAACTCCCCCAAACGTATCTTCCACTTTGTCACAGATTTACTCCTGGTCTTTATGTCAGAGAAATCTTTATGCCCAAGGGCACAATTGTCACTTCACGAACCCACAAAACAACTCATCCTTTTGTAATCAGTAAAGGCATTGTGGATGTCATTAATGAGCAGGGGAAAATTGAGCGACTTTCTGCTCCTTATACAGGCACCACTAATGCTGGGACTCGACGTGTTTTGGTCACATTAGAAGACACGATTTGGACTTCTTTTCACCCAACAGAAAAAACCGATCCAATTGAAATAGAAGAGGAAATTACCGAATCCTCCAATGACCTTATTCCGCATCAATTTAAACCGGCGTATCTGGGCAACCCACGCGACGTTTCGTTCCTTGCATGAGATTTATTGTTCCACCTCAAACCATTGCGGCGTATCGGTTTCAAAGTTTTCCCGTGTACGAGACTAGCGCCCTCACGGCGGTATCCATAGGGGTTGCCGCGGTAGGCGTTGGCGTTGGGGCTTATGGTGCCATTTCCTCGTCTGAAGCGTCTTCTCAAGCCGCGGCATCAAATGCCTACGTCAGTCGAATGACCGCTCTCGCTCAAGGGCAAAGCGCTTCATATACCGATCAACTTAATTACCAATCGGCAATGATACAAAGTCAGGAGCAAGCGGCAAATGCAACCATCCTGCACAACTATTCCAAAACGCTAGACCAAGAGGGCACTGCTCAAATCAGCGCATTAGATCAAAATCAAGCGGCACAACAATCGGCTATCCGGGCATCTTATGGCGCCAGTGGAGTCACGGCGGATTCGGGCGCCCCTTTGCAAGTTGCGGCTTATAAAGCCGGAAATGATCAACTTGTGAGGATGAACACTGCTTACAACATGAATCAGCAAGCGTTAAATGAAAATTGGCAAGGAACCATGCAAGAGTATCAAAGCAAACTAACCGCCGAAAGCGCACAGCAATATCAATACGCGGAGCAAATGGCAAAATGGCAAGAGCAAGCTGGGATTGTTGGAGCCGGTGTAACTCAAACCAACGCGCAAAACGCCGCTAACGCTCAAGCAATTGCGGGTGTCGGTTCCGCCGCCGCACAAGCCGGCGAAGGATTTAATTCAGCAGTAAATCTAAACCAAAACCTTGGTGGAACCTTTTTTGGAGCAATTCCAGCAAACGGATAATTTATGGCGGCAATTCCTCTTTCAGAAGTACCTAATGCTCCAAACGCGGTAACGCCTGGGCTTGAAACAGCAACAGCACCGGGGGATCAAACGTACCGCCAAATACGAGCATCCATTGATGAAGGCGGAGCCGCATTGCATCAAAACGTTTCAGAAGCCGGCGCGCCTGGGCGCGCTTATGCAAGCATCGGTGAAGACATAGGAAAACTCGACCGTTCAATTTCAGAAGGTGTTGGAGAATTGGGGAAAATGGAAAAAACCAATGCCCTTGCCACGTTCAACAACAATTACACCGCCGCTAAAGTAAAGTTAGACGAAGCAAAATCCCAAACCGATCCGAGCCAATGGGCAATTCTTCAAAAACAATTTAACGATAATTACGGCCAACTGACTCAAGGCATTAGCCCTTACGGTCAGCAAATGCTTCAGTCAGACATTTTGCATACACAGGCCAGTGACATGGTCAAAACTGGGCACGATGCCTTTATTGCGTATGCCAATCAAAAAAAACAATCGATTGATTATTCTGTTCAAAACTTTTTAGACAGGGGCGATTACAAAGGTGCTTACATTCAAAATTGGCAAGCCGCGCAAGATGGGTTGCTTTCGCCCACTGAAAAAGAAAAATGGGATTACCAAATTATGGGTGCCCAACAAAAGGATGGGTTGACTCAATACATCAATCAAAATCCCGAACAGGCAAAAAAAGAAATACAAGACGCGTTAGATAAGAACCTTCCCATGGATGCATTTTCCCGCATCACGCCGGAAGAACTTAAAAACTACAGGAACGTAGCTACAGGCGTTGATAATTATCAAAACACTCAAAAAATAAATGCCGTGGGTGCGTTGATGGATAGCAAAAACAAACCACCTACTTTAGAAGCCCTAACTAAGTCCCCAGAGTATTTGGTTTTAAAACCAGAAGATCAAGAAGTGGCGCGCGATTCGTATCTCAACAAATATGTTGCCGGTACTCCTGACGGTGATAACGCCACTTTAGAAGCATTCAAATCTGTTTATAACTATCGCCCCATTTTGGAATCTCCTGATTCCCCGTGGAAACAATATTACGAAATTTCTAGGCAACTGATGACGGTTCCTCCAAGTGAACGCAAGCCACTTCAAGACGAACTTCAAAAACGCCATGACGAAGCAATTACCAATCGTTTGAAGGTTACGCCTGATCAACAGGCGCGTGACTTTGGCATGAAGCAACTTACCGAAATGGATAATGTTGGCATATTCAATGGGCCATCGGGGGATCCCAAAGACAAAAACAATCCCAAACAAAAGCAAGCGGCAACAGAACGTCTTCAGAATTATCAAAACGTATTGGCTACATTTGAAACTCGGATGAACAAAGAGGGTGGCGGCATTGATCATGCGCGTCAGGTAATTTCCGAATTAACGCAAGCCCCTGGAGCCGCAAGCAATATTCCCAAATTAAAAGAATCGTTTAGCGATTATCTTAAACGTGATTTTAGAGATTATTGGAATTCGGACATTAATGCGCCTAGCACCAAATTCAACCAACCTACGACAAACGCAGAAACTGAAAATCAGGGGTCGTCATTTCCATCAGCGACACCGGCCCCAGCAGGGGCAAAAGTAACCAATTATTGGCCCTCGGAAGTCAGGGGATCAAAAGATGGGATTATTGGAAATCACGATAACAAACTAAACGAAAACTCGTTTGGAGTAGATCCCGAAACGGCTAAAGAACTTCGCGCCGCAGGAGGAAAACCTGGAGATCAGTATCGATTGAAATTGGCAGATGGAACCGAGGTAACAAAAACGTGGGACGATACCACAAAGGGAGGATTGAAAGGACGGCGATTTGATTTTTGGACCCCCACAAAAGGTCATCCCAAAGATGGAGTAGGAGTTGCTTCTTACGAACGTATTAACAGTTCAGAAAATTCATAATTATGGCAGATACAACAACCCCGCCGGTAGATCCCAAAACAACACCGGCGCCCGTTGCTTTGGATGATATTCCAACGCCTTCCGCAACCCCAGCATCTCAAGAACCTTCAACTGCTTTATCAACGCCATCGGCGGTTCCTATAACGTCCCCTAACCCCCTTACAACTTCAAGAGACCCTAAGTCTGATGCATTTGCCTATCAGGCTCAAAAAAACGGAATGCAATGGGTTTCCAATTTGCTTGAAGATCCAGATAGAAATGCGCCCGATTTAAAAAAATGGGCTAATCAGCAATACGACCCAAAAGCGGCAATGAACATGGGGGTTGGGATGGCGGTTGTATCTCATTTGACCGGGCAAACCGACGCACAAATTGGAGACAATTATTCAACATTACGAAATCAGGTTGCCGTTTCGTGGGGCGAGAAACCTCC